CTGCGGACGGCATCTGCGGGACGTTGATCGTAACCAGCTTCGGAGTATTAGCCACAGCAGTAAACGTGGTGACGTATGAGTACGCCGTACCTTGCGGTACACGAACTGACACTGAGAACGTCCCTGACACCGTAGAAACAAACGGAAACGAGATCGCAATAGGCCCGTCGTGTAGATCGAATACGTTGACTGCTTCCATCCGTTGCAAATGGCCTGACCAGTAGTTACCTCCGGTGAGGTTCGTGGGAACTGCGGTAACGAGGTGCCGCACTCCAGGGTAGTTACGACCGTTGAACAGAAATGCCTGCCAGTCCTGCGTCAGCGTGCCACCTGCACTATTGCCTGCGACCCATCGATCAGGACCACCGAAGCCCTCGACGTACGTGCCCGCTGTACCGGCGAGATTAATACTAGAGCGCTGCGCAATTCGGAAACACCCGTTGATGATGCGGTTGCGCCCGCTCAACTGTCCTACCTGAGCCGCCGCCGTGTTCGCAGTGCTAACCGCATTCGACGCGTTCGTGTTCGCAGTTGCGATTGAAGCCGCCAGTCCGTCTGCTGTGCTCTTGGCTGTGTTCGCAGTCGTGCTCGCGGTGTTGGCCGTCGAGACTGCGTTGCTTGCGTTCGTGTTCGCCGTGGCGATGCTCGCGGCGAGGCCGTCTGCTGTGCTCTTAGCCGTGTTAGCCGTGGAGACGGCGGCTGCCGACGCATCCAGCGCGGACTGCGCCTTGCCGTCGATGGCGTTAGCCGTTGTGCTGGCCGCATTCGCGGTCGTGACTGCGGCTGCTGCGGCGGTCTGCGCTGCGCTCGCTGTCGAGTTCGTGGCGTTCGCAGTCGAGACTGCTGCCGAGGATTGCGCCAGAGCCGTGTTAGCAGTGCTAAGCGCCGTGGCCGAGTTCGTGATCGCCAGCGTCGAGCCGTCGTTCACCGCGTCGAAGCGGTCCAGCATCTCGGCTGCGATGAAGACGCACTGCTGCGCCATCTTGTCGAGGTTCGGCTCGTTCAGGATCGCGCCCGTCGTGAAGTTCACCAGCGGTGAGGTCTTCTGCGTGTCGCGGTAGATGACGATGTACTGACCCACCGGCACCGGAGATACCAGCGTGATCTGGCTCGCGCCGGTCCACATACCAGACGTGATCGTAAGCTCGGTCGTCAGGCCCGTTGCCGGGTTGAACGTGTAAGCCTTGATGTCGGTCTTGGTGATGAACCCGCCCGAGAAATTGATGTTGTATACCAGCGTGGAACCATCGCCAGCGGCAACGAGCATCGAGTTCCGAAGCCCGCCCTGCCCTGACGCGTTAAGCCACGGTACGAGATAGTCCTGTGCCATTGATTGATCCCTAGTTGTTGTGTCTGCTGAGTCGTGCGTAATTGCCCCGCCTTGCGGGACGGGGCTTACGCGGTTACTGGATGCCGTTCACCAGCGCGGAGCCGATGAAGGTGTTGGAGAGCGGAAGCGTGCGGAGCACACCTGCGGTGGCCTTGCCTGCGTCCGTGTTCACGTCGCCGGAAGCTGCCTTGGCGACCTTGTTCGCAGCGCCGCCGACCATCGACAGGTAGCCCATCGAGGCGAACGGGCTGTTGCCGCTGGACTGCCCACCGGTCATGATGTTGACGAGATCGAGCGCGTCCGAGGCGATGCCGCTGACGTTCGTCATTGCGGCGATGCCTGCACCGAGCCGTTCGCCCGAGAAGGCGTCCGACAGGTACTTGTCGCGCTTGGCGTCGTCCATGCCTGCGGTCGAGGCCATCGTCTTCGCCCAGTACAGACCGGTGGCCCATGCCGTGTTGAAGCCGAACTGCGCCATCGTCACGCGGTCAGCGTGGGCCATGTTCCGCCCGAACTGCTTCTCCGCGCCGACGAGCCCCTGATTGCGGAACTGCGTGATGAAGCGGCCCATCTGCGTCTCGGTGGCCCATCGCGGCGTCTCACCGACGTACGCACGCTGGAGCACCTGCGAAGTGACGCGGTGGATCGCGCCGATGAAGTCCTCGGCATAGCCGGGATTCGTGCGGTCCCAGTCGCCCCAGTTGATGCGGTCGCCTGCCTTGCGGCCTGCGTCGTGCGTCGCCAGAAGCTCTTGGATCGCCCGCACGCGGTCGCTGGTGAGGCCGGTGTCCACCAGCCGCGCCGGGTTCAGCGTGCCGCTGCCGGTCGAGATCAGCTTGCCAGCTTCATCGAACTTCGCGCCACGGATTGCGGAGATCAGTTCCTCGGTGACAGCCGGGACAGCAGCGCGGTGCGTTGCGATCTGCACCGGGCGCACGAGCGACATCCACGAGAGCGCCTTGCCGAGCGTGCCCACCGTGTTGCGGTACGCAGGGCTGTCCATCAGGGACTTCGCCCGCACCTGTACGCCGTCCGTCGTGTCGTGGAACTTCAGCCGGTGATCCATGCCGAGCGCCGAGGTCGCGGAGCGTTCTAGCTGCTCCATGAGTCCCGAGCGCTTGGCGAAGGAGCCAGCGAGCGCCTTGAAGAAGCCGCCCACGCCCACGGCACCGACCAGCGCGCCAGCGTCACCGAAGGCGTTCAGACCGACCTTACCCATCAGAGCGAGCGAGGTCGCGGACTGGAGCATGGTCGCCGCCGCGTTGTCCTTGGCGTGATGCTCGTCCGACAGCGCCTTGAACACGAAGTCCAGGTTGCTGAGGTCTTCGTCCTTCGCGCCGTGGCGTGCGAGCACGTCCTTGAATGCCGACCAGTGAGCCTCGTCCTTCACGCCGCGCTTCGCCAGCGCAATCGCGCCTGCGTAGTGCGAGGTGTTCTGCTCGACCATGCGACCGAAGTCGGTGTCCATGTAGTCCAGCATACGAACGCCGTTGACACGGTGCAGGAGATCGAACTCGGTGCGGCTCTTATCCGAGATCACGTCGGCCAAGTCCTTGCGGAAGTTGTCGATCAGGTCTTGCGTCAGGCGCGTTGCCTTGCGTCCCTTCAGCGCCTTCACGTCCTCCAGCATCTTCGCGGCGACGTTGGCGAAGTGGTCGTCAGCACCGAGCACGCGGTCGCCCTGCTCACGCATGATCTGCGTGAAGTAGTCGTCCGTGCGCTTCTCGGCCATCTCGGTGATGTTCTTCAGAAGCTCGCGCTCCTCCACCGGACCAGCCTTCAGCATCTTGTTGCGGATCGGGTCCGTGAGCTTGCTGACGTACTGCGAGCGGAAGTTGGAGATCAGGTTGTTCCACTCCTGTGCCCGCTCCGGATTCGTAGCGGCGTCACGGTAAAGCTGACGCAGCGCCGAGTCATCGAAGCGGTACGGCATGTAGCCTTGCCAGCCCGACTTGATGATGCGTGAGGTCTTCTCCTCCTGCGCACGAGCGCCCGTCTCCGCGATGTCCTTGAACATGCCGTCCATCGCAGCGGCGAGTTGCTTGATTGCCGGGTGAGCTTGTGACACGTACTCGGTGTTGTTGGCGCGGGCGTTACGGTGTTGAAGCCGCTCCTCCTGCACCTGCTTGCCGATACGCTTCAGCGCGTCGTTCGCGCCACCCATCATCGCCTTAGCCCGCTCGTTCGGAGTGAGCAGTTGCTCCAGCGCCGTGTTCCATGCGTTGACCATCGGCGTGCGCCAGTTCGACGCCATGACTACCTTATCGATAGCCGCCGACGTGCCACCGCGCCGGTTGATGCCGGTCGCGTCTTCGCACAGCAGGTTAGCCACAGCACGCACCATGTCGTTGTCCGACGTGGCGAGCTTCAGGCCAACCGAGTCCAGCGCACCGAGAGCGCGACCGAGGCCGGTCTTGCCGCGCCAGTCGTTGTACCAGCGCAGTCCGCGTTCACGGACCTTCGCCAGTTCTGCCGGGTCGCCCTTCTCGACCAGCCCGAGCAGCGACTTCTCGACGCCCTGCGCCAGCGGCCCGAGCGGGATGTCGTGGCGCGAGCCTGCGGCCTCACCGAGCACGTCGAGGTGCGAGCCGTCCTGATAGCGGAACCGCGTCTTCAGCCGCGAGTCGATCACATGGTCCGTGATGCCCATAGCCTGCGTGAGCAGGTTCGTCTCCTCCGGCTTCAGGCCGATCAACGTGCGAATGATGTCGAGCGTCTTCGAGAGCAGGTTGCCCGCGCCCTTAACCGGCTTCAGCGACTTCAGGTGTTCGATGAAGTGCGGGTGATTGGAGAACAGACCAGCCACGAACTCGTCCGCGTTCTTCAGGTAATACTTCGTCTCTGCCTGCGCCTTGGAGAGACTGTTGCTCGACGTGTCGGACTTCAGCGCCTTGTTGAACTCGCGCAGAGCCTTCTGGCGTACCTTCTCCAGTTGCGAGTAGAGTTGCCCGTGGACCGACTCAGGGTGTGCCTTTCCGAACGCCAGCTTCATCTGCGTGACGCTGTGCGTGACCTCGTGCAGCACGATGCGATCTTCGCGTGCCTTACCATCGAGTCCGATCTTGAACATGTGGACTTCATGCGTGGACGGGTTATAGAACGCCCGACCCTTGCCTTCGTGCCACAGCACTTTCGCGCCTGTCTCGTTGACTGTCTCGATCAGACGCCGCGCCAGTCCCGACTCGATGCCGTTCGTGCTGTTCGCAATGCGTGTGAGTTCAGCCATCGCTGTGTTCGTCTCGACCTTGCCTGCTGCTACTGCGTCCTTCTGAGCACTCGTGAGCCACTTACCATGCGGACGGCGGTTCTCGTTGCCACCGCCGACATTCCACAGCGGAACAGTCTCCTCGTCCTTAACGCGGTCTTCGACGCCGGGGTTCACGTCCTTCGCCAAGTCCTTGTCAGCCTTCTCAACTTCGGCGTTACCGTCCTTGTCCACCTTGACCGTATCGCCATCCTTCTCTACCTCCTTGAAGCCTTCGTCAGCCTTGGCGCGCTCCTCGTCAGCCTTCACTCGGTCGATTGCGTCCTGCACGTCGTTCGGGCGTGAGTTGCCCTCAGTGTCGGTCATCACCTTGTTGTGGTCGCTGTTGTGCGGGTCGAGAATGCCGCCGTCCTTGCCTCCGTCCTTGAGGTCGGTGATCTCGCGGTCGGTCATGTTGTTGATGACATCGTTCGCGGTCTTCGTCGCGCCGTCGTGGAGTTGATCGATACCGTCGAGCTTCGCGCCCGCGTCCGTCTCCTTCAGCTTCGCCTTGTGCGGCAGCAGCCCGGTCAGTGCGCCGAGCGCAGCGCCCGCGACAGCCTGACCGACGACATCCTTCCAACCGAACTCTTGGTTGTCCATGCTGGAGATGCCCTTGCCGAGGCCCACGTTCACGAGCGCACCCTCACCCATGCCCTGCGCCGTGCGAGCCAGCAGCGAGGCTTCTACGCCACCGCGAGCCACAGCCACACCAGCACCGAGGCCCATCGTCGCTACCAGCGTCACCGGGTCGGCCATCGCGCCGATCTGGTTAATCAGGAAGTCACCGGCACCAGCCAGCCCTTCCGTGTTCTTGTACCGCTGCTGGAAGTCGAGGTGCATCGCGGCCTCACCGAGGCGCAGCGACATGTTCTTCTCGCTGTCCGAGCCGAGCACGTACTCGCGCATCTCGTCGTTGGCGTAGATGTCCGGGTGCTGCTGTGCGAACGCCGACACCATCTTCTGATCCCACTTGAAGTTCGGGTCCGCTGCGTCCTGTTGGAAGTGATCCACCATGCGACCGGTGATCGAGTTCCACATGAAGCCTTCCACCAGCGAGTCACGCAGCGAGGCTTGGTGCGTCTCCTGCGCCACTGCCTGCGCCGACTCCTCACCGATCTGCGGGTACAGGCTCGTGTCGAGGTCAGGGCGTGCAGACTGCGTGCTGTTCATCGTCTGGTTCAGCGCCGCGACGTTGCCCGCGCTCTGCTCGCGCATCGCCAGTTCCTTCTGGATCGGCGTCATGCCCGCGCTGGCGCTGTTGCCCTTGAAGTGCGGGACCAGCGGGTTGTCCATCTGATCGGCATTCGGGTCACCTGCGCCGACAGCACTCTTAGGTGCGGACACCGAGGCGCCGCCCGCGAGCGCAGCCACGTACGCCTGCGTCTCCGGGTTGCCCCACTTCGAGCGATCCCACCCGCTGTTGTACGCGGCCAGCGCGTCAGCGACGTTGCCGAAGTGCTGCATGTTCTGCTTCATGAGCGTGCGATGAATCACCATCGCATCGTCCCAGTTCGTCGGGTCGAGGTTGCGACCGAGTTGCTTGTTCAGGGAAGCCAGCGTAGCGGGCATCACCTGCGCGTAGCCGAGCGCGCCAGCAGGCGACACAGCCTTCGCGTTGTTGGCCGACTCGCGCATGATCTGTGCTGCGCTCGTGCCTGCCGGGAGTCCTACTTCTGCGTCGCTCGCTGCGAGGTCTGCCTGCTGCTCTGCCGTGAACGGATTGGAAACAATGGTCATAAGTTCTCCTTAAAGGTTGAACGCTGATGAAGCAGCAGCCTCGTGAGAAGCCGCTGCTGCACCGCGCTAGATTAGAAGACGCCCGCTACCGGGTCGCCCAGTACATCGCCGGGTTTGTTGCCGTAAGACGAGTCCAGCGACTTCTTCGCCATACGCTTGCCGAAGCTCGCCGCATCGACTGTGATGTTCAGCGGCGCGTGGTCGCCCTTGCGCATCAGGTTGAGGTTGAGGTGCCCGCCGCCGATGTAGGTGCCCCACTGGACGTGATAGTCGTCCGGGTTGAAGTTCGCCATGTCAGCGCCCTTGCCCTTGACTGCCTCGCGTGCGAGATCAGCGATCTCCTCGCGCATCGAGTCCTGATACAGCTTCGAGTCCTGCGAGGCGGTCGCGCCGGGAACCTTCGCCACGAAGTCCTTGAATCCCTCGCCGCGTCCCCACCGACCCTTGTCCTCCGGGATCAGCGCGCCGGGTACAGCCGTCGCTGAGCCGACGACTTCCTGATACGCCATGCGGCTCGCGTCCTCGTCGGACAGACCGAACGCGGCCTTCTTCGCCGCCATGCGGTCAGCGATCTTACCCGCGAGCAGTTGCTTGTTGCCGTCGCTGATGTCCCATGCCGAGAGGTTGCCCTGACGGAACGGGTTCCACCACGGGCCGGATTGCGCGTTCACGTACGACAGCGCCTCCTTCTTGTCCGTTGCGTTCGCCTGCGCGAGCCGCCCGCGATTGCGCTGCGTGCGCAGCATGTCGAACTGCTGCGGGTCCGTGATGTCCGCGCCGCTGTCGAGGATCGAGAGCACCGACTCGGCGTTATCACCGAAGTAGGACTTGACCGCGCCAGCGCCGCCCGGACCTTCGCGGAGCTTCTGCGCGAGTCCGATAACGTCGCGCTGCTGTGGGGTCGCGGGGCCAGTGCCGTCGAACAGCGTGCCCATCGTGCTGTTGATGTAGCCTTGGAGCATCGGCGGCTGCATGTCCTTGTCGCGTGCGTTCGCGCTGGCGTGCTGCCAGAACGTGTTCCACGTCGGATCGTTCTCGCCGTTCGCCAGCTTCGCCTTCAGCGCGTCCTGCCATGCGCCATTCAGCACCGACACATGCGCGCCTTCCGGGATCGGGATGCCCTTCAGCGACTCAGGCTTGTCCGAGGCCCACGCATTAGCGACCATCGTCTGACCCTGCTCGAAGTTCAGCAGACCCTTCTGCGCCCGCTGGAGTGCTGCCTGCTGACGCTGGTTGTTCAGGTCCATCTTCTGAAGGTTCTCGGTGATCTTCTCCGGCGTGAACGGAACAGTCGCGTCGCCGTTCTTCAGCTTCCATGCGTCGTTGACCTTCTGCATCTGAGCGATAGCCGCAGCGTGGCCTTCCGGCGTGCTGGCGTACGGGCTGAGTCCCTGTGTCATGTTGAACTCCAGCGTATGAACGTCCTCCAGACCCTTCACGTTGTCGGGGTTCTTCATGGCCCACTGCGCTTCGAGGCGCGGAATCTTGTCGGACAGTTCAGCCTTCATGCTCGCATCGAGCGACTGGTACTCAGGCTGCTGCTGGATAGCACGCACCGCCTGCCAGTTCCCGGTCATTGCATTGGACACCGTAACGTCACGCAGCGCCCGCTGGTACGAGGTGAGGTCCATGTTCTCCGGGCGAGCGATCTGCTGCCTGAAGTTCTCATGGGCCTGCGCCACGTCATCGTCCGTGAGGTTCGGATTCGCACCGAGCGTCGTCTGCATGGACTTCGCCGCAGTCGTCGCCATGTTCGTGAAGCCGTTGTAATTCTGCTCCTGCGTGAACTGGACGTACTGCTGCATGTGCTGCGAGAGCATCTGCGGCATCTGCTCCGCGAGCTTCTGCTGCACCATCGCGTCCGTCCACTGGTCGCCGGTAGGCTGCACCTCGGACATCTTCTGCACGACGTACGCCCGCACCTGATCCGGTGACTTCTCGCGCAACTGCGGCATGGCCTGCATGAACTGCGTCTGCGCGTCGTTCATCGCAGCGTTCACGTTGAACATCTGCGCGCCCTGCACCGTGGCGTCCGGGCCGTACAGCTTCGTGTACCACGGCTGATCGTTCTCGATCTCGATAAGCGACTTGCCCTGCGAAGCCTGCGCCATGCCCTCGGCGTACTGCTCCTTCTTGGCGCGGTCGATGTACGGCTGGATCATGCCCTGCGTCAGCTTGTTGAAGCTCTCCATGTCGATGCCTGACCCGAGAATGCCCTGCCGCCGCATTCCATTCGCCAGTGCGTCGATCCCACCACCGCCCTGCGCTACCTGCCCACTCGACTGCTGAGCGTACGAACCACCGCCGCTGAAGGAGGTGGAGCTTCCGCTCGTGCCGCTGGACTGCTGGACGACTACACCGCCGTCCGAATTGAGACTGAAGCTCACACCTGCCATGAGTGCTCCTTACGAGAGAGAGAAGTTGAAGTTGGACCCACCGTTATCGGACCCTGAGTTGCCGAGGTTCCAATCGTTGTTGTAGGTCTTGCCGCTGTCGAACGTGCTGTTGCCGCTGCTCGCGTTCGTGCTAGTCCATGTGTCACCCACGGAGTTCACGCCGTTGATGACCGCGTTGGACGAGTAGCCGTTCGTCTGACCCACACCACCGCTGCCGTTGCTGTTGTCGCTGCCGTAGCCAACGGATGTACCGCCACCGCCGCCATTGCGGAACTGGCTGAAGCCACCGCCGCCCGCTGCGCCCATAAGCTCCATCTGCTGAATCGTGAGGTCGGGCTGCTTAGCTGGCTTGATGTACGTCGTGGGGATTGCTGCCTGATAGTTCATGTTCGCCACCGTCGAGCCGTAGTCCTGCGACATCACGAGATTCGAGCGCAGCCCGTTGTTCATGAGTACCGCATCGAACGACATCTGCTGCATCTTCGTGTTCTGCGCGACACCGAGCCGCGCATTGCGACCCTTCATCGTGGCCCTCATGATGTCGGCGCTGCTGCCGCCAACACCACGCGCCGCGTTGTCGGCGTTGATAGCACCGAGCGTCGCCGCAGCCTGAATCTGCTGCTCCACGTTGCCGCGAATCATCGAGTCGAGTACGCGACCTTGGTTCACCTGTGCGGTGTTCCACTGCGCGCCCGCTGCCGACGCCTTGATGTTGTTGCTGATCGAGCGCTGCGTGTTGGCTAGATTCGCCTGCGCTGCGGCGAAGCCGTTGCCAGCCTCGCGCAGCTTGTTCGCGTTATCCGCCTGATCTTGGGACAGGGTGTTCGCGGCGTCCGTCTTGGCCGAGTCAATCGTGTACTGCGCGTTGTTCTGCGCATTCAGGATCGTGCCTTGATAGACACCGCTAACCGCGCCCGCGATCATGTTAAGAAAGGAGCACATTAGACTCGCCTCCCTGAAGTGAAGAATTGACCTACCCACTCGACGGCGCTAATCGCCATCGGCAGGGCTGTGCGGGACCAGAACGTGACCTTGTGCTCGGTGTTCCCTCGGCCTACAGGAACGCTCCATGTCGAGGTCGTGATCGGCACGCTACCGACGAGGTTGTTCGACTGCCCGATGACGCGGGCGTTGTACGACGCGAGCGGCTTATCCGTCCCGTTGACATCGGTGATAGTCGCGTCGCAGCCCGACGTGCTCGTGAGCGACACCGTGTACTTGTTGACCACCAGCCGCCCGTTCACCACCGCCTTGTCGTTGTTGTCGCGCACGTACGGAGGCGTCAGCGTCACGTACGAGTCGAAGTCGAAGCCGACCCACTTCTGCGTGTCGAAGGCATCCGGGTACTGCGCGCTGAAGGATGCGTAGTTCGTCGCCTGTGTGTTATTCAGGAACGCCGTGTGCGTGCTGCCGAGCGCAACGTACGCGTCCGACCAGATAGCTGCCGTGTTGTTCGCGTTGATGTTCTGCGCCAGCGCGAAGCTGGTCGATCCCATCGTGTACGAGCCATCGAGGTACGGCACGTCCCGCGAGGTCGAGTCCATCGTGAAGCGGCAGCACGTAGCGCGAAGCTGCGAGGCTGCGCCCGGTGCGCCGTTAGGCATGAACCAGAACGTGAGCAAGTCCTGCTGATACGACGAGATCGCCGCAAGCTGGCCCATCGACGCGCTGCATTCCCACCGCGACCACGAGTCGAACTGGCGCTCCTGCGTACCCGGTGCGTCGATGAAGCTGTACACGTAGAAGCCGTTGTCCAGCCCGTCAGTGCGCGTGAACAGCGTCGGGGGCGAGGAGATGCTTCCCATCTGCGTAGGTCGCCCACGCATGTAGCGGCTAAGCTGCTTCGACACCTGATACGTCTCCGGCGTGTCTTGGAACAGACCAAGCTGGAACTGACTCACCTGCCCTGCGTAGGGCGATGGTCCAGTCTGGTCCGTCATCGACTTCTGCGAGCCGTAGAACACGAGGTTGCCCACCGTCACCGGCTGGCAGTTCATCGCGTCGTGCTCGCTCGCCACGGTGGACACCGAGATCGACTGCGGTGTGACTGCCACGCTGCCGGGGATCGTGTACTGGTTGCGCTGGCCGAACAGGAACAGGTTCTTGTTCCACGTCACCGCCTTGGAGATCACGTCGTCAGACGCACCGAGCGCGTACACCTCGATAGGGTCGTCATCCTGGACCGAGAGCATCGTCTGCCTGTACCAGTTGAAGTAGTCCCCAGTGCGCGACATGAACACCGTGCCGTCAGCGACGATCACGAGCCGGTCTTGGAAGACGTACATCAGGCTGATCTTCTTGCCGAAGAAGTACGGGATTGCGCCCTGCTGGTCCTTGTCGCCGCACACGCTGCCCTTGAACGTCGGGCATGTGTAGCCCATCGTGTTGAGCACCGTGGGTGTCGAGCCGATGTGGAATGTGGTTCCGTCGTTGGAGATGCCCGCCACGGCGAACACCTGACCCGGCTGCATCACCTGAGCCGGCCCTTCCTTCCACTGACCCGGCCCGGATGCGAAGGCGCCGTCTGTCTTGAATACCATGTAGTACGGATCAACTTGATTGTTCGCCTTGATCTGCACCACCTTGCCGTTATAGTGGATGCTGGACAGCTTGCTCACGTCGTCAAGCGTGTTGTACACAGCGCGCAGAAGCGTGCCGTCGCCTCCGTCGTCACAACCGAGTGCTGCGCAATCCGCGATGACCAGCGTGCCGCCGATGATGCCGATTTGGAGGCCAGTCAGACCTTGGTTGTAGAAGCTGTTCGCCAGCCCTGTCGCAATGGTCTGCGGCTGGATCGAGTTCTGCGCGTCCCCGATCCACTTGTTGACTGCGGAGTTGTACGCGTTCACGCGGTCGTTCACCTGCTTCTGATAGTCCGTCGCGTTGTACGGAATGTCGGATGTGTCCAGCAGGTTCGGGTAGCTCGATGCCATCGTGGTAAACGTGGCCGTGTACTGTGCGCCCGTGCTCTTGCGCGTGTAGTTGATGCGGTAGGTCCGCGAGTACGCACCTCCGCGCACCCACGCGACCGCGTTGCCGCTCATGTTCGCGTAGTTGTCCGTCAGCGTGTAGCCGGGGCCGATAGTGTTCGCCGCGATGCAGAGGTAGTCGCCCACACTCGCCACCGTCGAGACACCGCCCGTGATCCACGGCTGGATCGCCGCCGTCGCGGAACTCTGCGTCGTGGTGTTGCCGTCCGCGAACTTCGTCGTCAGGAACACGTTGTCCGTCTTGTTGTAGCAGAGGAACGCGGGCGTCGCGTTCGGTGCAGCAGCCGCGCCGCTGCGGTAGAGCAGGACGAACTCCTTGCCCTTGTGAAAGAATGTGTACTCGCGGTAGAGCCGGATGTCAGCCTGCATCTGCGAGGTGATCGTCGCACTCAGGCCAGTCATCGGAAGCTCCGCGAGCAGGCTGGAACCGGGCCGACGTGCGAGGCCAACCACCGGGTCCGAGATCATGTTCACTTGTTCCCACATCTGACCGCTGTGGCGATCCTGCGGGACTTGCTCGCTCACGCCGCGTGTGACGCTGGCGTACGAGCCGACTACCTTAGCCATAAGCTCTCCTTACCAGTAACGACGCGAGGAGCCGTGCGTCCAGCGCGTCATGGGACGGATCAGGCGCAGCTTCGACTGCATCGACTGGGAATTGAATAGGTTGACTTTCTGCTGGCGGATGTCCTCGGCCTTGAGGAGCCGGGAAGCGTTGGTGTACGCACCGCCGAGCTTGCTGTACTTGGACTCGTCGCCGTCGAACTCTTGCTGGAAATCCAACTGAGCGCGGTACGAGATGACTTGCTGCGCCAGCGGCGGCAGGTCTTCGAAGGGAATCTCACGAATCACCTTGACGCTGATCGGGCCTGTGTCCAGTACCGGGCGCAGGTCGTACGAGGAGCGCGAGCGGTCGTACAGCCGCCTGCCGCGCTGGATAAGGAACGCCGCGCCAGCGTCCACGTCGAGGCTGTCTGCCGGGACGTACACGAAGCCAGTCGTCGGGTCCACGGTGAGGTCCGCGAGGTCCGTGTTGAACCAGTAGCCCTCGCCCTGCTCGACGGCGCTGGCGTTGCCTAGCGACCGCAGCGCGGCTTGGACGTACGGATGGTCTGTGTCAATAGCGATCAATGGACTCTCGCCCATCGTGCCAAGGCAGGCATTGACCACATCGAGTTGCGAAAGTAATGCCATTGATAGCTCCTGAAACGAAAAAACCCCGCGCCTTGTGAGCGCGGGGGCTGGTGTTGCGACCGATTAGGCCGACTTGAGAACGCCAGCGAACGCCGGGTTGTTCGGACCCACAGCGAAGCTCAGGTGAGCGTCGATGAACCACATCTTCGTGATCGGGTCGTAGAAGACCGTCGGGGTCAGCGGGATGGTTTCGCCTGCGAGCAGCGCACGCGGCGAGAACACCGTGCCGATCGTCTTCGTGAAGTCGCCGTCGTAAGCGTTGCCGTTACCAGCGTTGCTCAGGAAGTGGCCGGTGACGTTGCTCGTCGGGAGGTTGTTGCTGAAGTAGATCGGGACACCGGCAGCCGAGAGCGCCTTCGTCTTGATCGTCGTGCCTTCCGACGTGACCAGCGTTTGATCGATCAGGCGGTTGTTCTGTAGCAGCGTGAAGAAGTACTTCGGCTTCAGCACGATCACCATGTCGTCATCGACCGGATCAACGTCCTTGTCAGCCATCGCTGCGAACATGTCGAGCAGCTTGCCTTCGAGCTTGACCGGATCGAGTTCGTCGCCAGCGGCAGCGAAGGTCGTGGTCGTGCCGGGTTGCCAGCCAGCCGGATACTTCGTCATGTCGGTGATCGACGCGGCCTTGATCGCTTGGATGAAGAACGCTTGGTCCGTGAACTTGGCGATCTTCTTGCCGTGCTCTTGGCCGATCAGTGCGCGTGCGTCGTACTGGGTCTGGAAGTCGTCCAGCAGCGGCACGGTTGCGCGTGCGTTCACCAGCGTATCGACGGTCAGCGACACCTTGCCGAACTGGTTGCTCGTGGCGTCAGGTGCCGTACCGGGCGTGACCTTGCCGAGCGTCGATTCACCGACTTGGTAATTCGAGACGGTCGTGGTGCCCTTGATCGTGCGGACGGGCACGAAGTTGCGGACGATGGACTTGCGGGCGATGGTGCCCTCGACTACGCCGCCGTACTCCTCGATGGCGAGCGCCAGCGGGTCGGTTGCGGTGCCGTTGCCAGCGCCACCCGGACGGCCAACGGTCGTCAGGTTGCCCGATTGCAGGTTCGCGTTCGGACGGGTGATATTAACGATGGACATACCCATGAATCAGGACTCCTTATTGGAATTGGTTG